GTGGGCGAGAATCTGGAAGCTGCGGGCGATCTCGCGCAATTGGGCGCAGCTGTAGGCCTGCTGCACCTGCAGCAATGGCAGGTTGAAGACGATCCGCGGCGGTTGCTGCGGATCGCGGGTCAGGGTGACATCGAGGCAGAGTTTCACGGGCGCTTCTCCAGGTTGCGCAATTCGTCACGCAGGGCGCGGGCGGTACCGGCCACGGCGGCCAGCGCCGGGTGGTCGTGGTGGATGCGCCAGCGCCGCAAGGGGCCAGCCGGGACCGTGCGATAGCGGTCGTCCCACCAGTGTTCCTGCAGGCCGGCGCGATACTGGGTGGCCAGCCAGCGCAGATAGGCCCGGGCTTGTGCGGCGGAGAGCTGGAGCGGGATGCAGAGGTCGGCAGGCATGGTGTGGTTCTCCCTCTCGGGGGCGCAGCTCGCCCCTACCCACGCAAGGCGGGCATAGCGGGGGCGTAGCGGCGGACGGTTTAGCGGCTGGAAGCGCGCGCGGGCTCTTCGATCAGGGCCGCGCAGACGTCCATGACCGGGATGCGGTAGCGCTGACCATGCGGGTCGACCAGGACCAGGTGGTCGGTGCTGCTGGCGGCCAGGTCGAGCCATGGGCCTTGCGGCTGGGTGTCACGCCGGCGGCGGAAGCCGGCGGGCGGCAGGTCATGGTGGGTCATGGCGTGGGTTCCTCGAGCGGGTCCAGCAGGTCCTTCTGGTTGCTGGTCATGCGGCTGGCCGCGGTAGCGGCGCGCTTGAGCCGCGACGGCGCCAGCGGCAACACCAGGCGCGGCGCTGCCAGTCCCGAGGGGCTGAGCTGGTAGTCGATGGTCTGGGTACCGCCGAAGGTGGCGCCGCACGCCAGGTTCTTGCACTGGTACCAGAGCGAGCGGAAGCAGGGCGTTTCACCCTTGCTGCAACGAATCACCAGCGGACCGTTGCAAGCCGGGCAGACCAGGCGGAATTCACTCATGATGGGCGGGCCTCCGGAAGGCGTGGCTGAGGGGGTGGTTCAGGGCATACATGACGGGCTCCAGCACATTCCGGGGCGCCGCCGTTCAGGTTTGCGGAAGGCTGTCGGGCGTGGCTGCCGCCGGCTTGATACCGAGCAGCACCGCACTGCGATGAGCTTCGCCGCGCAGGCATTTCTTCTGGCCGTTGAGCACCGCGTAGACGGTGCTGGGGTTGAGTTGGTGGCGCAGGGCGAACTCCTTCACGGAAATACCCTGGAGTTCCAGGCGCGTTCGCGCCTCTTTGCAGGCTTGCTCGGTGGCATAGGTGTCGGCCATAGTTAACATTCGTGTGATTTGAAGTAATTGAGGTGAACGATATTCAACAAATGTTGAATAGTCAATCGCTAAGGGAGGCTTTTGTTGAAAATTGGCGACCGGTTGCGTTTGGAGCGTCTTCGGCTTGGCTTTAACCAGGCCGATTTCGCCGCCCTGGCGGGAGTGACCAAGACCAGCCAGTTCAACTACGAGAAGGGCGATCGCAGTCCCGATGCGAACTATCTGGCGGCGCTGCGTCCGCATGGTGTGGACATTCACTTCGTGGTGACCGGCGAGGCCTTGCCCGTCACCGAGTCGGCGTTGTCCAACGCGGAGGTGGAGCTGCTCGGCTATTTCCGGGGCATGTCCGACGCCAGCCGGGACGCTGTGCGGCGCATGGCCTTCGCCATGGCGGTGGCCGACGGCGCCCTGGATGTCGGACCGTCCTGAGAACCTGTTCACGATCTGCTGCGTGTCGGCCAAACGGCGTTGAAAATGCCCTGGGTCGCCAGCCCCGCCTGGGCGGCCCCGTCGTAATGCTCATTTACCACTCGTAAACCCGAGCGCGGGTCCGATCCGCTTCCTCAGGTGTTTTCGTGGGGCCGCCTAGGCCTTGTTTGTCTCTAGCTCGCAAGATCGTGAACAGGTTCTGAGGACAGCGCCCGCCCGCCCGCATGGCCTAGGGCAGGGCTGCGAGATGCTTGGCCAGGTTTTGCGCAACTGCGACGAGAAGCACTTGGCGATTCGCATCACAAAAATGTACTGTATCTGTATACAGTATTTTTGGAGGTGGCGACCGATGGATCAGGCGCGTTTGACATACCTATGGCATGAGCGACAACCGGTGCTACTTCCCACTCGCGTCGAGATGGAGCTGGTACAGGCCTTTCGACAGCTGTCCTGCAGCGACCAACTGACCCTCTGCCGCCTGGCCAACAGCCTGCTGCAGGTGCAAGGGCCGCTGCCCCCACGGGCCGACCAGCCGGCCGTCGCCCCGCGCTTTCTGCCCCGCCCGCACTGAGTTCGCCCGCCTGAGTCCATCCGGATTAGCCAGGCCCCTTGCGTCTGGTCTCGGCCTAGTTGGCCAGTGGCTCCCTCGATGTCCGAGTTTCGCTACCGCTCTGGCCTGAGTGGCGTCTGCCCTGCCTGTTGTCAGGTCGATGTCTTGGCCGCCCCCTGGCGCTCCTCGAGCTTCTTGGCTTCGCGCTCCACGGCCTTGAGCGCCGCTTCCTTGCTGGAATAGAGAAACCGCAGGTGATAGGGATTGCGCTGGTCGCCCTGGGTCAGCTTGACCTGCTTGCCCGTCGTCGGGTCTCGATAGTAGGCCAGCACGCCGCTGTATTTGGGCGGTACCTCGGTGACCAGATCCGCGACCAGGTCCTCCGGCTGCCTGGCCTGCAGGCCGCTGAGCTCGGTGACGAAGCCGCCATCCACGCTCAGGCTGTGCTTGACATCGCCGCCGTACCAGATGATGTCGTCGATCTCCGGCTTGATGCCCGTCAGGGTATAGCTGAGTTCCGGGATGAGTTCGGCGCAGCCGAGGGCCAGGTGGTAGGAGAGGGTGGCGGCGCCGCGCTGCAGGCTCTGCCATTCCGTCTCGGCCGCCTGGTGCGCCTGGGTTTTGTTGGCGTAGGTGTGGCGCAGGTCGAGGGGATTCTTGCCGTCGCCGACCACCTCTTCCAGGCGCTTGCCCTGGTTCACGTCGTAGTAATAGGCGCGGACACCGTCGTTGGGGACGGTGAGCAGGTACTGGTGCTGATCGCCATCCTGGCGGTCGAGGATCATGTGCGGTAGGTCCTTGCCGCTGGCGTTCTTGCTGCGGCCCTTGAGCATGAACAGCAGGCGACCGGCCTTGACCGTGGCGACGGCGTCGTATTCCTCACCCAGGCGGGTCAGCAGGTTGGCATCGGATTCCCGCGCCTGGTCCAGCTGGAGGATGGGTTTCGCTTCCAGGTTGGCATCCACGACGGCGGTAAGGCCCTGGCGCGCGGCCAGGATGCGCAGCACCTCGCCCAGGGTGGTGTTGCCGTAGCTCTGGTCGCGCTGGGTCTTGAAACTCTTGCTCAGGTCGGCGCTGCGGGCGCGCAGCTTGAGCAGATCCGGCGCGCCATTGTGGTTGATCTCGGCGATCAGGTAGGTGCCCTTGTCGACCAGGCCGGTGTTGCTCCAGCCCAGTTCCAGCCGCAGGGTGGCGCCGAGCGGGGGCAGCGGCAGGCGGCCATCGTGGTCGGACAGGGTCAGGGTCAACTCGTCCACCTCCAGGCCGCGCTTGTCGGTCAGCTCCAGGCTGACCAGGCGCGGTGCCAGGCGCTCGCTGATGTCCTTGCCATCGAGCTGCAGGCGATAGATCGGCTGGGGATAGGCGCCATGGTTTGGCCCTCGCAGGGAGGTGCGGCGCAGCTGGCCGGTGGCGGGGTCCAGCACTTCGCTGATCATAGGAGTTTCCGCAGCAGGCCGTTGCTGGCGGCCAGCGCGGTCCCGAGGAATTCGGCGGCCTGGTTGTCGTCGATGCGCTTGAGGACGAGGCTGAAGCCGATGCGTCGCGGGGTGCCGTCGGAGAAGAAGACCGTCTTGGTCTCGTTGAGGCTTTCGATCACCCAGAGGCCATAGATCCGGCCGGAGCCCTCGATCAGTGGCCAGGCGCTGCCGGTACTGGCCATGAGGCGTAGCACGTCGAGGCTGGTGGGCGAACCGGCCAGCTCGGGGGCGAGCCAGCCGGGCAGGGTGATGGAGTCTTCGCCCTTGCCAACGAACTGGCGGGCCGGCTGGGCGCCGACGCGCTTGGTCACGCTGTGGGTGTAGGCCGTAGTACGGTTGAGCTCGCTGTAGGCCAGGGTGTGCAGGCTGAAGACGAAGGTGCCGAGGGCCATCATCATGGTGGTCAGTTCCAGTCTCGGAGGCTGCTGCGGTTGCGCGCGGCCTGTTCGGTTTTCTCGCGGGCGATCTCGCTACGCACCAGGGTGGCGATCTGCTGAGCGTCCGCGTTGGCCGGGGCGTTGATGGTGATGTTGAAAAGAT